TGGGTGCTGGAGGATGCCTCGGTCAGTGCCGCGAGCCCCGATGCCTGGGCGCGGGCGGCAATCGCCGCGATGGGACGGCATGGCGCGGACCGGCTGGTGGCCGAGGTCAATCAGGGCGGCGCGCTTGTCGAAAGCGTGATCCGGACCGTCGATCCGACGGTGCCGTACCGCGCCGTCCATGCCTCGCGCGGCAAGGCCGCACGGGCGGAGCCGGTGGCGGCGCTTTATGAGCAGGGGCGGGTGCATCATGTCCGCGGACTTGAGCGGCTGGAGGATCAGATGTGCCGGATGACGGTGCGCGGCTATGACGGCAAGGGGTCGCCCGACCGGGTGGATGCCCTGGTCTGGGCGCTGACCGAGCTGATCCTGGAGCCGGCGGCGAAGTGGCGGCGGCCGCAGGTGCGAAGCTTGTGAGGCCGCAAGGGGGGCTGTCTGCCCCCCGGCGCTGACGCGCCTCCCCCCGAAGGTATTTCCGGCAAGATGAAAGGCGGGTGCTGTCTGGCGCCGGTCTCATCGTGGCTGAGTGAGGAGAATTGAGATGGCATGGAACATCTTCCGGCGCGCCGAGGGCGCGGCACCGGAGCAGAAGGCCTCGGCCACGGGGCGGGTGGTGGCCTGGGGGTCGTCGGGGCGTGTCGCGTGGAGCCCACGCGATACGGTGAGCCTGACGCGGACGGGGTTTTCCGGCAATCCGGTCGGGTTCCGGGCGGTGAAGCTGATCGCCGAGGCGGCGGCAGCGCTGCCCTTGATCTGTCAGGATGCGGAGCGGCGCTATGACGTGCATCCGGTGATGGGCCTGATGCGGCGGCCCAATCCGGGGCAGGGGCGGGCGGAACTGTTCGAGGCTTTGTATGGTCAGCTCCTGTTGAGCGGGAACGGTTATGTCGAGGCTGTCGGGGCCGAGGGGCTGCCGGTGGAACTGCATGTGCTGCGGTCGGACCGGATGTCGTTGGTGCCGGGCGCCGATGGCTGGCCGGTGGCGTACGACTATACCGTGGGCGGACGGAAGCATCGCTTCGACATGACGGGGCCGGTCGATCCGATCTGTCATATCAAGTCTTTTCATCCGCAGGACGATCACTACGGGCTTTCGCCGATGCAGGCGGCGGCGGTGGCGGTGGATGTTCATAATTCCGCGAGCGCCTGGTCGAAGGCATTGCTGGACAACGCCGCGCGGCCTTCGGGCGCCATCGTCTACAAGGGCGCGGACGGGCAGGGCGCGCTGTCGCCCGACCAGTATGACCGGCTGATCCACGAGATGGAGACGCATCATCAGGGTGCGCGAAATGCCGGGCGGCCGATGCTGCTGGAGGGTGGTCTGGACTGGAAGCAGATGGGCTTTTCGCCTTCGGACATGGAGTTCCAGAAGACCAAGGAGGCGGCGGCGCGGGAGATCGCGGTGGCCTTCGGGGTGCCGCCGATGCTGCTGGGGATACCGGGCGACGCGACCTATGCGAATTATCAGGAGGCGAACCGGGGGTTCTACCGGCTCACGGTCCTGCCTTTGGCGACGCGGGTGACGGCGGCGGTGGCCTATTGGCTCTCGACCCATCTCGGCGAGGAGATCGAGCTTCGCCCCGATCTGGACCAGGTGCCGGCGCTGGCCGGCGAGCGCGACCAGCAGTGGAAGCGGGTCGGTGAGGCGCTGTTCCTGACCGACGCCGAGAAGCGCGCGATCCTCGGATTGCCGCGCCTGCCGGATGGGGAATGAGGATGGCCGCTTCGGGGTCGCGCTACCTCAAGGAGCCGTTCCAGTGTGCGCACGAGTACAGATTCGAGGCGACCGAGAAGATCATGTCCCTGCAATTCGAGACCGTCGAGAAGCGGCTGGAGCGGATCGAGGCGATGATTATCGGCGTCGAGAAGCGGCTGTGGATGACGGTCTTCGGGGTCGTCGGCGTGATCTTGAGCCAGGCGGTGCAATCGCTGATCGAATTCGGGCCGAAATAGGATGGGCGAGATGATGAACGAATACGGGCTGGAGACCAAGTTCTGCCGGCTGGGCGAGGGGATCGCCGTCACCGACGGCTGCCGGATCGAGGGCTATGCCTCGTTCTTCGGGCTGACCGATCAGGGCGGCGACGTGGTGATGCCGGGGGCCTATGCGAAGTCGCTGTCGAGGCTGAAGCGCGAGGGGCGGGCGGTCAGGATGCTCTGGCAGCATGACGCGGGCCAGCCCATCGGGGTCTGGGAAGAGATCGTCGAGGACGGGCGGGGACTGCGCGTCAAGGGCAGGATCCTGACCGAGGTCGAGAAGGGCCGCGAGGCGGCGGCGCTGGTCGCGGCGGGCGCGATCGACGGGCTGTCGATCGGCTACCGCACGGTGACCGCGGAAAAGGACGCGAAGGGGCAGCGGCTTCTTCGTGAGGTGGAGCTTTGGGAGGTGTCCTTGGTGACCTTCCCAATGCTTGCCGAGGCGCGGGTCGGGGCCAAGGGCGATACGCCCGAGGCGGCGGCCCTGCGCGAGCTGGCGGCGCTGTTTCAGGCGGCACGCCGGACATTGGCGGGGCGATGAGGCCCGCCGGACGCAACCCCTGACTTGAGGTGATGGGTATGAAGATGACCGAGACGAAAGCTCGGGCCGGGGAAGGCGTGTCCGACGCGCCGGCCGAAGAGGTAAAGTCCGCGCTTGCCGGGTTTCTGAGCGAGTTCAAGGGCTTTCAGGACGACATGACATCGAAGCTGCAACAACAGGAAGAGCGACTGACCATGCTGGATCGCAAATCTATGACCGCCGGGCGCCCGGCGCTTTCCACCGCCGTCGACCTTGACGCGCCGCACAAGAAGGCCTTTGGCGCCTATCTGCGGTCCGGTGACGATGACGGCCTCCGCGGACTTGTCCTGGAGGGCAAGGCGCTGAACACTCAGGTGAGTGCGGATGGCGGGTTTCTCGTCGATCCCGAAACCTCCGCCCGTATTCGCGGCGTGCTGAAATCGACCTCGTCGCTGCGCGCCATCGCCAATCTCGTGCAGGTCGAGGCGACCTCATTCGACGTGCTGGTGGATCACACCGATCTCGGCTCGGGCTGGGCGACGGAGACCGCCTCGCTGAGCGAGACCGGGACACCGCAGATCGACCGCATCTCGATCCCGCTGCATGAACTCGCGGCGATGCCGAAGGCGAGCCAGCGGTTGCTGGACGACAGCGCCTTCGACGTCGAGGGCTGGCTGGCCGAACGCATCGCCGACAAGTTCGCGCGGGCCGAGGCGCAGGCGTTCGTTTCCGGTGACGGGATCGACAAGCCGAAGGGTTTTCTGACCCATGCGACGGTCGACAACATCCTTTGGGCCTGGGGGTCTCTTGGCTATGTGCCGACCGGGGCGGATGGCGATTTCGCGCCGACCAATGCCTCGGATTCGATCATCGACCTCGTCTACGCCCTTGACGCCGAATACCGCGCCAATGCGAGCTTCGTGATGAACTCGAAGACCGCCGGTGCGGTGCGCAAGATGAAGGATGCAGATGGCCGGTTCCTGTGGTCCGATGGCCTTGCCGCCGGGGAGCCCGCGCGCTTGATGGGCTATCCGGTGCTGATCGCCGAGGACATGCCGGATATCGCGTCGGGCGCCTATGCCGTCGCCTTCGGCGATTTCCACAACGGTTATACCGTCGCGGAACGTCCCGACATGCGGGTGCTGCGCGATCCTTTCTCGGCCAAGCCGCATGTCCTTTTCTACGCCTCCAAGCGCGTCGGCGGTGACGTGAGCGACTTCGCCGCGATCAAGCTTCTGAAATTCGCGACCTCGTAAGGGGCGCGGATCGGCCGGGGCCTTCGGGTCCCGGTCGTGCGGGCGCGGGCCGCCGTCTACTCCCCCCGTATTGTCTAGCTGCTCCCTCCGTCCGAGCAATGCGGGTTGGCCCGCGCCCGTTCCTGAAAGGGAGGGCGTGACTATCGGAGATTTCGATGATGCTGAGCGAAGTGACGGCGGTGCCGCAGGCGGCGTTGCCGGTGGCGGAATTCAAGGACCATCTGCGGCTCGGCACCGGGTTCGCCGATGATGGGTCGCAGGATTTGTTGGCGGAGAGCTACCTTCGGGCCGCCATCGCGGCGATTGAGGGGCGGGTCGGCAAGGCGTTGATCGCGCGGGACTTCCTTCTTTCGCTGGAGGGGTGGCGCTGGCCGGACAGCCAGGCGCTGCCGGTTGCGCCGGTAAGTGCGGTGGCGTCGCTGACGATCCTTGACCGCGACGGGGTCGCCGATCTGATCGACCCGGCGCGGTATCTTCTGGTCAGGGATGTGCAGCGGCCGCGGGTCGCGGCTGCGGGGTCGGTGCTGCCCGGCGTGCCGCAGGGCGGGCGGATCGAAATTCTGTTCACGGCGGGTTTCGGGCCCTCGTGGGCGGACGTGCCGGCCGATCTGGCGCAGGCGGTGTTTCTGCTGGCGGCGGGTTATCACGAGAACCGGCATGAGCGCGAGGAGGCGACGGGGATGCCCTTCGGCGTCACCGCGTTGATCGAACGCTGGCGCACGGTGCGGGTTCTTGGTGGAGGTGCGGCATGAAGACGCCGCGTCTGAACCGCAAGTTGGTGCTCGAAGTGGCGCAACGCGTCGCGGACGGTGCCGGGGGCTTTGCGCTGAACTGGGTGTCGCTCGGCGCGCTCTGGGCCTCGGTCGATGCGAGGACGGGGCGCGAGCGGGCGGGCGAATTCGCCACCGTATCGCAGGTCGGCTACCGCATCACCGTGAGAGCTGCGCCGCAGGGGGCGCCGTCGCGTCCGAAGCCTGAACAGCGCTTCCGCGACGGCGCCCGGGTGTTCCGGATCACCGCAGTCACCGAGGCGGACGAGCAGGGGCAATATCTGACCTGCTTCGCGCAGGAGGAGGTTCTGGCATGAGCTATGGCGTGGGTGCGGCACTTCAGGCGGCGGTCTATCAGCGGTTGGTCGCGGACGGCGCGCTGGAGGCGCTGATTTCCGGGGCGGTCTACGATTCCATCCCGCCAGGGACGGTGACGGGAACCTATGTGTCGCTGGGGCCCGAGAACGTCCGGGATGCCTCGGACCAGGTCGGGCGCGGGGCGGTGCATGAATTCACCGTCTCGGTTGTGACGGATCAGGCGGGGTTCCAGAGCGCTAAGGCGGCTGCGGCGGCGGTGTCGGACGCGCTGACCGGCGCGCCCCTGACGTTGGCGCGCGGGCGGCTCGTCGGGCTGTGGTTCCTGTCGGCGCGGGCGCGGCGGGTCGAGAAGGCGGATGTGCGCCGGATCGACCTGAACTTCCGGGCGCGGGTGGAGGACTGAGGCGAAATCGTCTCTTTCATCAATCAAACATTTCATGGCGGCTCTCTGGTTGAGGCGGCCATAAGGTTTCAAATATCGGAGAAGTCGCATGGCTGCCCAGAACGGCAAGGACCTTCTTATCAAGCTCGACCTGACCGGAGGCGGGCAGTTCACCACCATCGCGGGGCTGCGCGCCACGCGGATCAGTTTCAACGCCGAAACGGTCGATGTCACCA